TATGCGCGAACTTCATAAAGTTTGGAAAATCTCTAAAACTAAAAACGAATCAACCACAGAACAAATATGTAATAAATGTTTTCGAATAAAACCAATATCTATGTTTGCTAAAAAACACAAAGATTCACGCGACATTAAAACTATTTGTAAAGATTGCAGTAATATCACAATTAAAGAATATAGAAAAAAGAATCCAGAAATGATAAAAGAAATAAATAAAAAATTTAGGAAAAATCCAAAAAATAAAGAAAAAAGAAACAAAATACATAAAACAAAAATAAAAACGGACACATGCTATGCGATTAGACATAATTTAAGAAATAATTTAAGTCAAGCCTTTAGATTATATTCTAAAAATGGTAAAACAAAATCTTGTAAAGAATATGGAATAGATTTTCAAGCGATATTTAAAAAAGTTGGACCAAGACCAGGAACAGGAAAAGAATGGCATCTAGATCATATTATTCCACTTGATTTATTTAACTTTGATATTTCAGAACATGTTAGATTAGCCCATGTTCCGAGCAATCTACAATGGCTTCCTGGGCCTGAAAATATTCATAAATCAGATGATATTTTAGATTATGTTTATGAAAATTCTGAATTAGTTTATATTCTTAATATTATTTTCGGATTTTATGACTAAAAAGAAAAGGCTCAACTTTCGAAGAGCCTTTAAGAAACATAATAAAATTAAAACTTATGACGAATAAATCGTAGGAAGCCATTCAGAAATCCACTTGCGGCCTTTTTCGGTAAGCTTTTTATCACCTTCTGTCAAAAGACCATGTTGAACCAAGTCATCATCGGCAACAATTTCCTCATTTACCATACGTTCTGCCAAGTGTGCATTATAAAGACTTCTGACAGACTTTGGAGAAAGCTTTACGAAATCTTCTTTAAGAGCTTTTGGCGCAGTTGCTTCTCTCTTTTCAATCTTAAGATTGCCACCAAGATCATATCCAAGTTCGGCTTCAGCTTTCTTTAGAGCGTCACCCTTATCGGCAGCAGGACCTTCCCACTTTACTTCACCATCTTTCATAACTACCCAAACTTCAGTCTTATCATTTTCTTTTTCAACTTCATCTGGGTCTTGAAGTCCTTTAGGTTCATTTTGAATGAAAGTCGGTGCCACATCTACAATACCGAATCGTTCAGTTTCTGTGAGTGTGTTTTTTGAAAGCAAAGATTCTACCAAACTTCCAATACTATTTTTCTGAGTCATTTTCTGATTCCTCTTTATTCTTATTTATAAAACTATTCAAATCTTTTTGCGGATATTTTTGTTTAATTAAATCTGTAGTATATACAAGACCATCTTGAATTTTTTTCTTAACTTCTTCTAAAAATCTTTTCGCATAAATTTCGGAAGCTACCATATAAAGGTCTTCGGCAGTTTGATATTGATTTTGAGAGTATAATTCCCGAGCTATTTCTAAAATATCATCGGAAACTGACATGTCTGGTTTAGGACTTTGTTCGGAATTTTCTTGAATAAATTTTTTAAATCGCATGAAATTATTTATCAGAAATCCAAACCAGCTTTGAAACGCATATGAGCAATTGAATTTTTAATTTGGAAACCAAGGTCTCTAAAATTTTGTAGAGTGTTTTCGAGATATATTACAACTTCTTCTTGAAAATTTATTTCTTTACAAATATTGAAGAATCTTGGGTCTTTGTGCATTTGAGACTCAATCTCATCCCGCTTCTCTCTTCTGATATCTGAGTGAAATTTAATTTTATCATAAAGTTCTGCATAGAGGACTTCTTTATCGAGCCGTAGATCCTTCAATTTAGTTGTTTCCTTAGTGAATATGTCTAGATAGAAACATCTCTTAATGACTAACTCTTGAAGTTTAGATTGAATAGAATCTTCATTGAAAGTCAGTTCCTTTTCTATCAATGGTTTCAATTTTTGAAGTTCAAGTTTAGTCATGAATTAAATTTCCTCTATAGTTATTTAGCTTTGAAGTTAATGATGAACCGTGATTTTTAAGATTAAATTGCTGTTAATTCTAATTCAATAAAAGTAATTGAAATGGAGACCGTAGGGAGCCATTTCTGAGTCCGAAGGACGAACTTTAATATTGTGATTAAGTTTTTTCTAAAAATGATAATTTCAAAATGAGCATAATAATTCATTGTTTAAAAAGTTTGAACATTATGAATTAAACATGGCTCGATTGAATTATAATTTTCTTATTGAAGATAGATTTAATTACAATGGTTCTATAGGTTCTAATTTATAAAAATCTTTAACTTCAATAGATTGTGATTTATATTTCTAAAAACTTTACTTCAATATGGTTCAATGCAGTTCAATTTATAATCATTTTCTAAAAAGTTTAATTACAATTCTGTTCATGGTCTTTCAGTCAATCTCGTTCCTCGATTGAATCGCTTCGCTCAAGTCCTTTCTAATTCATGGTTCCGTTTCAGTTCAACTTTTCGAAAAATTTCTGACAGACCCACCCTAAATCCCTCCCAAAAAACATAAAAATTTTTAGAAGACAATTTAAGGAATATCTAGACCCAAGAAATGTTTTACTCTTTTTATTTGAAATCCTAGAAAATAAATTATAAGAATTTCAAACTTGCAAGAAACGTAAACCGTAACATTTCTTCGAAGTCTCTCTCATTTCTTTAACAATTTTATTCTTCCATTTCTCCAGAAGACTTATTATTTGTTAGAGGCTTTGTTCCTTTCTTTTTTACAGAGGAGGCACCTTATTGAGAAACTTCTACCCAAACCATTTTCAGATTTGTGTTTTAGAAAACTTTTCAGAAACATTTTCCGATAATTTTCTTCAACTTTTTCATCATACCATCTTTAATCTCATGTGTCAAGGACTTTTTCAAGGTAAACATATCCATTAAGTTTTTTATTTAATCTTCTTCTCATCGTAGTGTCAGGTATACTCATTTCAATACATGCCAAGCAAACACTTTCGAAAATTCTATCATATATTTTTACTGGTCTGCTTTTCCAATTTAATTTACCAGTATTAAAAAATGCATTCTTGATTCTTAGTTGTTCGTATTCTTTAGAACTTAATTTTATTCTTTGTTGATTTTCGGAAGAACTCAGAGACATTTTATGATAGCCCATGAACAAACTTTTATTTCCTGGATAAGCTTTAGAAAGTAATTTATGTGCAAGAAAATGTTCTCTAGCAGTCAGAAGAACCATATTTTCTTTTTTATTAGAACCACCCAGACACTTAGGAATGATGTGATGGTTTTCGAAATAGTCTGAGCCTTTCTTTCGGTTTTGTTCCTTGGCATGTTCTATCAGTTTATTGTAGAGCTTCAAGTATGTCATTAAATTTATTTATGTCGCTCTGGTCTCGTTTTCGGAAACTTTCTTTAAAATCTTTTGGAAATCTTTTCTAAAATTTCTCTAAACTGCTACTTGACAACGGAGATTAAATATGATACAATTAGTCTATGATAGAGAACAATCAAAATGTATTTTAGAATAAACCATCAAATTGTAAGAAATTTTTTGAGTTATGGAAACATAGAAACCAAACTTGAATTCGAACCAGGGCTTTCATTAGTTCATGCTAAGAATGGCGGCGGCAAGTCTACGTTGTTTTTGGATGCAGTTTCTTATAACCTTTACGGAAAACCTTACAGAGATATTAAGATAGGGGAATTAGCAAACCGTAAGAATGGTTGTAAGGGATTGTATACAGAAGGGTCTTATACAATTGATAAAGATACCTATAGAATAATTCGGACATATGCTCCAGCAAGATTAGAAATTTATAAGAATGATGATCCTAAACCATTAGAGTCGGCATCTTCTAAAAAATTAGATCAGGAAGAAATTGAAGACTTGATTGGAATTAATTACAACATATTCAAATTAGTTATTGCTATCGCTACTTCTTCCAACCCACCATTCCTTTCTTTAGGACTTCCGGAAAAGCGTAAAGTAATGGAATCTATTTTCTCTATAAACATTTTCGGAGAGATGCTTGCAAAGGCTAGGAAAAGTTTTAACGGAAAGAAAACAGAAAAGACTATATATCAAAACAATGTAAATAATTTAAAATCTCTTTTGATATCTCTTAAAAATCAAATTACGGAAATAGATAATTCGATTAGAGATTTTGATTCTACCAAAGCCGAAGAGATAGAGTCTTTAAAAAATAAAAAGAAAACTATCACAAAAGATATTAAAGATCTTTCGGAAAAACTTAAAGAACTAGAATCTTTAAAAATTGAATTGGATATTGCTGATTATGTTTCAGAACAAATTAAGATAGATTCTGAAATAAAGTTTTCCGAAAATAAGATAAAAGAAAACAAAACACAAATAAAGTTTTTGGAAAAGAATACTGAATGTCCTCTTTGCAAACACGAATTAACGAAAGATCATAAGAAAGAAGAGTTAGAAAAGTTAGAAAAGACGAATGTTAATTTACAGAAAGTTATTGATAAAAATAAAGTAAAGCTTTCCGAAACACTTTCTAAGATAACTAAGCAAAAAGAAATTAAGAAACTTTTTGAAGAAACTAATTCAAATGTTTCTATGACAAATTTAAAGATAAAGAATTTAGAAAAGAACCGTGGTGATATTGAAGACCAGATTAAAAAAGTTGAAGAACGTGTATTTAACTTAGATTCTACAAATATTAAAAAAGACTTTGATGAAAAATCGGTTACATTTAAAGAATACGCTAATAAATTAGATGATCTCAATAAGGATCTTAAAAAATTAGAGATGGTTATTAAGATGCTTTCCGAAGAAGGTATTAAAAGTTATTTCTTCAAACGCCTTGTTCCTCTCTTGAATGCTAAGATAAATGAACAACTAAATAACTTTGATCTTCCAGTAGTGATAAATTTTAATGAAAATATGGAAGAGTCTATAGATGAAATTGGTTCGGCAGAAAAAGGAATCTCTTACAATAGTTTTTCTGAAGGTGAGAAGAAGCGTATTGATATAGCCATTCTTTTATCCTTTATAAACACTATGAAGACCATTTCTAATTGGAATTGTAATCTTCTAGTATTTGATGAAATTCTTGATTCAGCTACTGATGCAGATGGTTTGGAAAAGTTGTTAGGGTCTATTAAAGAAATTACTTTGAAAGATTCTAATATTTGTTCTTATGTAGTTTCTCACAGAGAGTCTATGCAAGATTTATATGACAGGATTATAGAGATAAAGAAAGTGAATGGTTTTTCAAAAGTTGAGGTAAAAACAAATGGCTAAGAAAAAGAAAGAAGGTTATTTTAACAACGAAGAAGTTTTAGAATTTTTTAAGAGAAGAAATTTCTTAAAATCTCTCGAAACTCGAACATTTCAAGAAGATAGAGAGTTGTTCAAAATTAAAGAAAAGTTGGGAGTTCTTTATTTCAAGATTTCCGAAGGACTTTTGCGTAGACCTAACTTTTGTAATTATGATATTGCTACAAAGTCCGAGATGATTTCTGATGCAGTTTATAATTGTCTTAAAGCTGGTGATAATTACGACGTAAAGTTTGATAAGCCTCATGCATACTTTACGCAAATTTCTTGGAATGCTTTTATCTTGAATATTAAAAATTTGAAGAAACGCTCTGGATTGATTCTTCCATTGTCGCATATAGAGAATATGGAAGCTGGAGATGATGGAGCAGGTGAATGAAAATAGCTTTTGTAACTGACATCCACATGGGTTGCCGTAGAGGTTCGGAAGTTTTTCTAAAATCTCATCTAAAGTTTTTCAAAAACCAGTTCATACCTGATTTGAAAGAGCGTAAGATAGACACCATAATAATTCCAGGAGATTTTTTCGATAATCGCCTAGCACTCGACTCCAGAATTTTAGATAGTGTGTTAGAACTTTTCGAAAACGATTTCAAAGACTTTAAAATTTATATCATAGTAGGAAACCATGACTCTTATTTGGAAAGTTCTATTCATATAAATTCTCTGAAAGTTTTAGAACACTTTTCTAATGTAACTGTTTTCGAAAAATCTAATTCAATTAAACTAGCAAACAAGTCATTCTATTTTGTTCCTTGGGTTACAAATTCCGAAAAGTTTTTAGAAGAACTTTCTCAAATTAAAAAACATGACATCTGCGTAGGGCATTTCAACTTTTCTTCTTTCCTAATGCATAAAGGACAAGAATGTGAACATGGTCTCCCTTCCGCACCTTTTTTCGAAAAGTTTAAGCTCACGATCTCCGGACACTTTCATACACGTTCAGAAAAGGTTTTGGGAAGCTCTAGGATCGTTTACATAGGCAATCCGTTCCATATGACTAGGAATGACATAGATGACCCTAGAGGATATTCTATACTTAACACTGACGATCTTAGTTTGGAGTTTGTAGAAAATACACAGTCTATAAAGTTTGTGAAATATTTTTATCCTCAACCTTTGGAAGAACATCATATCAAAGGAAATCATGTCGATATTTTCATAAACATTGATGAGAAAACTGACGAAAAGCTAGTTGATAAATATTTCGAAAGGCTTGAGAAATTTGAACCAGCGTTTCCTATAAACAAGAAAACAGTTAATAAAATAGACTTGAACGCTCCAGATGAAATGCAGGGAGCCTCTATACCAGAACTGATAAATGAATATGTAAATGCTCAAACGATAGAAAACAAAGAAGAAATTTTAGAAATGGTTTTTGAATTTTATAATGAATGCAAAAACTCAATGTAAGGAACCTTGATATGATTCACGCAAAAGTAAAAACTGAAGAAGATTTCGTAAATAAAGATGTTGCAGAAGCTAAGGCTAACGCTTGGTTAGAGAGATTTAAGAAAGTTGCTAAAGAAAAGAATCTAGATATGAACAAAGATTTTCGGAAAATTGAACGAATACTTGACAGAGAGGATAGGAACAATGTTGGAAATTGAAGAAGTAAAAAATGTGCAAGATAATTTAAATAATTGTGGGATGTTTCTTTTTAAAATATATACTACTGAAGGATTTTATGATATTAAGGTAAGTTCTCAAGTATCTACCCCAAACATTTATCATGAATTTTCTTTAGAGTATAATTTTGGAGAACTTATGCAACAAATGTTTTCGAATACAATTTCAAATGATTTTGGAAAAGATTGGGAAACAGAGTTGAACGATTTAGGATATAAGACAAATATAAATTATAAAGAACAGTTACAAATATTATTAAGCTCCGGTTTTAATAAACTTGCTATCAAACTTGAAAAAATTTAAGAGGAATAAATGAATGGACTTTGAAAAATTTAAGGAATCTATTAACGAACTCTCTACGAAAAATGTAGAAGTAATTAGACCGGAAAGTTTAGCTAATGTGGTTCAAATTAAAAAGAATGTATTGTTAAGTTTCGTTTCTGATGCTACTGGTTGTGGACATATTAGAAACGTATTTCCTTTAACATATTTGAACGCACTTTTCGGAAAAGAACAAGTTTGTATTCCTATCATTTCTCCAATTTTTATTAAACAAGAAGATATTTTGGTTAAGACTAAAACAATTTTATTTCAGAGAAACATGGCTCCTGAACATCATCAACATGTCCAGTGGTATAAACAGAACCAAGCTAAGTATGGTTATAAGATGGTTTATGATATTGACGATTTCATTTGGGGACATAATGAAAAACAGGGTGGAGATAAGGAAGATGGAGTTCCTAGTTATAATTTTGGTTGGCATGGAATTACAGAACCAGTTAAGAAATACTCTGTAGAAATTATTAAAATGATGGACCATGTTACTGTTACAAGTCAATTTCTAAAAGATTATATGATAAATGAATTGGGAATTACTTGTTCTATTTCAGTTCTTCCTAATTCTATTCCTATGTATTTTTGGGGAAATAAGCGCAAAGCTCCTAAGAAAAATCCTATCAAGAAACCTAAAGTAATCTATACTGGTTCCCCTACGCACTATTCTAATCAGGAAAGAATGTTAGGAGATTTCGAAAACTCTTTCAAAGATTTCGTGATTCAAAATGTCTTAAATGATAAAATTGATTTCGTTTGTATGGGTGATTTGCCATGGTTTTTCGAAGGTATTAAGACAAAGGTTCAGGTGTTGGGTTGGTTAAATTCTTATCAATACCATCTTGGAGTAAAATCTGTAAATGCGGATTTTGGAATTGGTCCACTTGTAAGAAACAATTTTAATTACTCTAAATCGAATATCAAATATCAGGAACTAGCTTGTGAAGGAATTCCTTTTATTGGAAGTGTTTTCACAAATGGTAAACCAAGTCCTTATGATACTTGTGAACTAACTGTTAAAGACGTTTGCTCTGTAGAAGATATAGAGAAAATTGTGTTCAATCTTTCGGAAAACCCTGAGAAATATAATTCAGTAGTTTCTAAGCAATATGAATTTTTAGATAGAACTGGAGGATATCTCGAATCTCCACAATACGTTCAAAAACTAGTTGATAATTATTTTTAAGGAGATTTTCCGAAAATGGCTAAAAAGAAAACTTATTATCCTGTTGTTATGTGTGGAACTTATTTTCCGGAAGATCTGCTTTTGGAAATGAAGAAAGCCGCTATGGAAGAACATGACGACAAGATGAATCTTTTGGATTTCTTGTCAGCACTTTTTCAAGCATTTGATTATAAAGAAGTTCCTTATATGAAAAATGTTATTATGCTATCTACAGAAAATTGTGTTTTTTATCCAGAAGAAGATTTTGATAAAGGATATTTTATTGGTGTAGATATCTTAGAACTTCCGGAACATCTTTCGAAAAAACGTATGCAAATTGACGTAAGAAAGATTTTCGAAGGCGTTGGAATACTTTCTATTGATGATGAAGATTCAGCCATTCAAATATTCGCAAGGACAATTTTTAGTGCGTAAGATAAATTTTAAAAAACCTTTTCAATATATTTGGTCTTATCTTTCCGCAAAGTTTGGACCAAGAGTTTCATTAGATGTTTTTATAAATCGTTTAATCGTTTGTAAAGATTGTTCTTGGAATATTCAGAAAGATACTCGAAACTATTGTAGAGCTTGCTTTTGTCCGGAGACTAAATTTTGGCCAGATGCAGAACTTAGAAATAAATGTGGCATGAAAAATGTAGAATGTCCTAGGAAAAAATGGCCTGAAATTTCTCCTTGACTCCATAGATTAAAGATGCTACAATGATCTAAGAAAAGAGAACTAAATGAATTTAACAAAACAATATCAGCAAATTTTAAGAAGAGATGCGAAAATACTAAACATATGTCACTTTGATTTAGATGGTGTAGGTTCTAGTATAGTTGTAAAGAATGTTTTCAAAAATGTTTCCTTCATAGATTTAAAATATGGTCAAGTAGACATATTTTTAAAGAACTTAGATTTCTCAGAATATGATGTAGTTCTTATGACAGACATTTCTCCAGAGACAGAGGAAGTTTTTAATCTTTCTGATAAACTATTTCTTCTCGATCATCATGACACTGCGGTTCGTTTCAATAATCCTGAAAAGAATCGAATCGTAATTGCTGGAAAATCTGCTTGCTTACTTTGCAAAAACTTTTTCGAAAATCTTTTTAATCTAGACTTATCATATCTCGATGAACTTTGCAAATATATAAATGATTTTGATATGTGGGAATTAAAGTTTTTCGAAAAATCTTGGTCATTTAATTGTTTGTATTACTATTACTTTTCGAATGATTTTAGAAAACGTTTCGGAAATGGTGATGTAAAGTTTAATGATATAGAAATAAAATATATATTAGAACAAAGAAAACTTTTAGAAAAAATCTATAAGAATGTTAACTTTTACGAATTAGAATCTATAAAATCGGGATTCTATATCGGAGGAAATTTCATAAACGATATTTGCCACAGACTAATGATAGATAAAAATTTAGATATGGTGTTCTGTATAAATCCAAAATCTAATAGTTGTTCTGTTAGGTCTAGAAACGAAAATATACACATAGGAAATATTTTACATGAGTTGTTTGCTGGAGGTGGACATCACGCGGCTGGAGCTTTCCATCTCAAAGAATACGATGACATTCAAGAAAGTATTGAGAAAGTTGAACGATACCTTTTCAAAAATTTTTCCGAAATAAGAAGATGAAAGGTTAATGAATTCTAGATTAGTTCTTTTAAAAGGTAATTTGTTTTCTACTGGGTATGAAAGAAACTTCCAACTATGTAAACTTAAACCGAACAGCCATTGGAAACTATATTCAGAAAAAGATGACGAAATTTGTAAGAAAAATATAGTGACATTTTTAGAAATAGTTTTAGAAAAATCTTATAAGGGATTCAAAATACACAAGTCTATGAACAAATTTGGAACTTACAATTATCTATGACTACAGACTTTAATCCTTTTTTCTATTATGTTAAATTCAAAGGCTCAGGAAAGCTATACACTCTAAATGATTATAAAAATATGCTATGCAAACAATGGAAAGAAATTTATATAGAAATAATATTGAATAAAAGATGTAATAGAGATTATTGGATTATATGAACATCACTTATTTTAATACTTTCTATCAATATGTAGAAATAAAGAATCTCGGAAGATTTATTTTGAATGAGTATAATAACATAATGTTAAAAAATTATTATACAGAATCTATAGAGATAATTTTGAAGTTAACTTATAAGAAAGATTTTTATTATATATGAATTATGTAAGATCTTTCGGAAGCGATTTTCAAAATAATTTCTTAAAACTTTCTAAAATAGATAAGATGGAAATAATACTTCAAAAACCAAATTACATAAACTTTTTATATAAACAACTTAAAGGAAACCATGTTTAAGAACATCTATTACGACTCTTGGAATAATAAAATGCACCTCTGGGAAATTGGTGCGGATGGGAAAACTGTCTATAATGTTTTTAAGCATGAGATTGAATATTACGTTTTAGACAAGACTGGTAAGAGTCTTATTAAAGATATTTACGGAAACTCTGTTATAAAAAAGATAACAGATTCTAAGAAAAATTTGAAAGACCTTAAAGATTCTGGAGAAAAACTATTCGAATCAGATTTGTCAGAAGACGTAAAGTTTCTCCATAAAAGATATGGTGACAAAGAACACATAGTTAATATTAAAGACTATTCTATTTTTAACATAGATATAGAAACAGAATTCCCAGAATCGGAAACAATAAATTTGATTGGATTAGAAGATTTTCATACTGGAGAAATATTTCAATTAGGACTTAAACCATATACAGGGGATAGTAAAGAAACCAAGTATATACATTGTGATTCTGAATCTGTTCTTTTAGAAAGATTTTGTAAATTTCTTCATCTAAAACATGTTAATGTGATGATAGGCTGGAATCTCAGTAAGTTCGACATTCCAAAAATTCAAGAAAGAATCGATACGTTACAATTAAAATGTTGTATGTCTTCTATTGGAAAAGTCATTAGAAAGTATGATGGCGAAATTGTGATTCCAGGAATAGACATATTAGATTGTATGGATATTTACAAAAAGTTTACGATGAAAAGTCAACCATCTTTTTCTTTGAATTATATTGGAATGTTAGAAGTAAAAGAAGGAAAGTTAGAATATGAAGGAACAATTAATGATTTTTGGAAAGCTGATTGGAATAGGTTCGTAGAGTATAATATTCAGGATTTACGATTAGTTAAAAAAATAGACGATAAGAAAAAATTCATCAAACTTGCTATAGACCTTTGCACATATACTAGGACTCCTTTTTCGAAAATATCTTCTACAATTGCTGTTATTGAAGGATATATTTTAAGACATATGCATAAGAATAATCTTGTGATGTCTGACATTTCCCATAACATAGCATTTGAACAGGAACGATCTATTAAAGGGGGTTGGGTAGAAACTGAACCGGGGTTTTATATACAGGCAATGTCAATAGACGCCACCGCTCTCTACCCTCACAATATTATGATGTTTAACATATCTACAGAAACAAAAGTATTAAATCCTAAAGAAGAAGATATTCCGAACCTAATAAAGACACAAATTCCTGGAGTTTATTATAGAAAAGATAAACAAGGCATTCTTCCTATCATTGTTAAGAAATTGTTTGATGATAGGAAGGAATTAAAAGACGCAGGAAAGAAAGCAAAGAAAGCAAAAGATAAAGTGACGGCAGAATTTTATGACTCGCAACAGGCAATTATAAAGGTCCTCGCGAACGGAGTCTACGGCTGTTGTTTGGAAGCTCATTTTCATTTCTATGATTTCGATAATGGTTCGGTAATTACGGCAGTTGGAAGAGAAGCAATTGTTCACGTTAAAAAAAAATTTGATGAATATATTAAGAAAGATTTTAAGAAACTTGCAGACGAAATTTATCCAAACAACACATTCAATCCTACAAAAATTAAAAAGTCTTTGTCCATCCTCTGCGACACAGATTCTCGGTTTTTCGATTTATCCTTTCTTTATAGTAGTCTAGCACCAGAAAAATCATTCCTAGAGTTTTCTTTAGACTTTCAGAAAAAAGTTTTAGAACCATTTTTGAAAGTTATTATGGAAGAGTTTGCCGAAAAATACAATACAAAAAACCTAATCCATTTCAAAAGAGAAAAGATTATTGCTAAGATTTATGTTCAACAAAAAAAGAAATATGCTACATTAAACTTAGCAAATGAAGAAGAAATTTACGAAACTCCAGACTTCGCAATAACTGGTTTAGAAATTAAGAAATCAGATTTGTGTATGTTCTCTAGAAAAAATCTTGAACAACTTCTACACATTATGTTTGCTGGAAAAATTGATGAACTTCCTAATAGAGAAAACATGTTAACTCACATTAGGAAGGCATATAAAGAGTTCAAACTTCAAAAAATTTCTGACATTTCCGCACCAAAAGGTATTAACGATTATGATAAATATTCAGTAGAAGGCTTCACAGACTTTAATAAAGGGACTCCAATATATAATCGTGCATCTATAATTTATAATCATGTAGTAGAAGATAACAATTTACCATTGACTAAAATTGTAAACGGAACTAAAATGAAATATGTATACGTAAATCCAAACAACAAATATAAAACAAATGCTATAGGATACATAGGAAATTGGCCAGCGGCTTTCGATAAACTTTTTCAAATAGATTACGAAACACAATTCGAAAAACAATATTTAGCTCCTGCACAAAGAATGTTTGATACACTAAAATTTGGAACCATTACTTTGAAAGATAGTAAACTTTTAAAAATGATTGAGGATGACTAATGAAAATATTTGAAAAACTTTTAGATAAACTTTTCGAAAAAATTGCTAATAAGATTTCTGAAAATCATTCTAAATGGTTTTTCGAAAAAGTTGGTGATGTTCTTATTGTTCAAATTCCTCTTCCAAACTTACCACCACAAAAAGAAAGACAATATTTGAACTATGCTGAGAATATGTTTAGAAAATATTTGAAAGAATTTGGAGTTAAAGAAATCATAACTGTAGAAAATAGAGTATCCCGTTGAATAAATTTTAGAGAACTTTGTTTGATTTTTAGAGAACTTTGTGAAAACTTTGTGAAAACTTTTAAGGAGAATTTTCGAAATGGCTAAAGAAAAGAAAGAAAAAATTGTTGGAGAAGGAATGGGAAAAGCGGCCAGTCTGATGGACCGCATTTTGAAAAATAGTAGTATACCTCTGGCTTGTAAATTATCAGAGTCTCAAATATTAGATGAAGATAAACCAATTCCAACAGACTATCCTATGATGAATGTTGCATTAAAAGGAAAATTATTAGATGGTGGAATTACTCCTGGAATTATTCAATTTTGTGGAGTATCTAAAACGTTTAAGTCTTCGTTTATGTTACTTTTGGCGAGTGCATATTTGAAAGCAAATCCAGGATCGTTATTTTTATTTTTTGATAATGAATTTGGAACTAGAAAATCTTACTTCGAATTATTTGATATAGACCCAAATTTTGTAGTGCATCTTCCATTTCAATCAATAGAAGAATTAAAATTTGAAATGGTAAAGCAATTAGATATGTTAACTATTGACGATAAAGTAATTTTTGGTATTGATTCTTTGGGCCTTTCTAGTTCTCTAAAAGAATTAAATGATGCAGAAAATATGAAGTCTGCGCTCGATTTATCGAGGCCAAAAAGTTTGAAGTCGTTATTTAGAATAATTACTCCTAAAATTTGTTTGAAGAAAATTCCGACAATAGTAATTAACCATATTTACAATGATATTTCAACTTTCTATCCCAGCGTCGTTATTGGCGGCGGGCAAGGTTCGGTTTTGGCTAGTAATAGTATTTTCGTAACGACGAAACAAAAGCTTAAGGAAGGAGAAAATCATGTTGGATATAAATTTCTTCTTAAAGTTAATAAATCTAGAGACGTTAAAGAAGGAACCGTAATACCATTTTCGATTAAGTGGGATGGTAGTATGTCAAAGTATTCCGGATTAGATGTTATTGCAGTTGATTTGGGCATCATAGATAAGGCTAAAGAAGGGAAACGAAATGCTTATCAATATCAAACTATTTCAGGAAATGTTTTGAAAGTGTTAGAAAAGGATGTTGATGATGCTGAAGAATTTTGGCAGACTATTTTTAAGGAAACCGATTTGATTTATAGAATCGAATGTATGTATCAATTAGGAAAACATTCAAAAGATTCTCTAAATGTTGAAGAGGATAATACTGTGGTTGCTCAGAATCTTGTATTTGTCGATGAAGGAGAAGAAGACTAAATAAAAGTAGAACAATTCTTCTATGATCGGATTGAATTGTTTAGGGAGAAATCCCGGATCATAGTAAACAATTCAATTCCATAGGAGTATATTAAAATGGCTAAGAAAATAACCAACATTGAATTTTTAGAAATAGTAAATAATAAGTTTAATTTCTTTTATACATATTCAGAAGAATATCAAGGATCTTCAAAATATATTAAAATAATTTGCCCAAAACATGGCGAATTTTTATGTAATGCTGGTCATCATTTAGCAGGTCATGGGTGCCAAATTTGTGGTGGAAATTTAAGAAAAACTACGAAACAGTTCATATCAGATGCTGATTTTGTTCATGATAGAAAATACGAATATCCCGATGAATATCTTGGAGCACATAAAAAGATAAGAATAATTTGTCCAGAACATGGAGAGTTTTTTCAAAAGCCAAATTCACATTTAAATGGTCATGGTTGTCAAAAATGTGGAAAATGTTATAGACGAACACATGAAGAATATGTCAATGAATGTAATATAGTTCATGAAAACAAATTTAAATATATTAGTGAATTTGTTTGCCTAAATGATAAAATAAAAATTGAATGTCCTATACATGGAATTTTTGAGCAAAGGGCAGGAGATCATTTAAGAGGATATGGTTGCGATAAGTGTGGTGGAACTTGTGAAAAAACTAATCAAGAATTTTTAGAAGAAGCTAAAGAAAAACATGGAGACAAATATTATTATCCAGAAGAATATAAAGGATCAACTGTTAAGATTAAAATAGTATGTCCCGACCATGGACCATTTTACCAATCACCATCACATCATACAAGGGGTGAAGGGTGTTCGCAATGTTCTAGGCCAGTTTTTGACACAGAGTCGTTTTTGACAGAATCTAAAAAGGTTCATGGAGACAAATATGAATATCCTGATGAATATGTTGGAAGCAAAATAAGGATAAGAATTATATGTCCAGAACATGGAGAATTTTTTCAAACACCAAATGCTCATACTCAAGGCTCTGGTTGCCAAAAATGCTATGGAAATCAATTAAAAACTACACCAGAATTTATAGAAGATGCAATTGAAGAACATGGAGAAGTTTATTCATATATTTCTGCTACTTATATAAATTCTAAAACTTCGTTAATGATTATTTGTAAAAAACATGGTCCGTTTTGGCAAGTCCCCTCTGACCATTTAGACGGATGTGGATGCCCTACTTGTAATATGTCTCAAGGCGAAAGAAAGATATTAAAAATTTTAACAAAGCATAATATCAACAATGATCCTCAATATAAATTTAAAGATTGTAAAAATATATATCCTTTAAGGTTTGATTTTGGTATTCTAAACAATTCCGAAAAATTATTAGGATTAGTTGAATATCATGGAGAACAGCATTATATTCCAACCGATTTTACAAAAAAATTAACGTTATTTGAAATGGAAGAAGAATTAAAAGAACGTCAAGCAAGAGACCAAATAAAAAAGACCTATTGCGAAACTAATAAAATTCCTCTTCTTTGCATACCATATTTTGAAAAGTTTCCAGAAAGTATGCTTATAGATTTCTTAAAAAATACTCTAAACATTGAATTTAAAAATGACCCAACATGCTTAAACGTTAGAGAATATTATCCTGAAAGTTTTCTAAAACCTTTTCCGAAATGTCCTTCAAAAGATCCCAACAAGTCATCCAAATCTTCCTTGACAGTTCACATTAAAGATGCTACAATAGTCCTAGAGGAAACTGAATGAAACTTTTAAGAAAAGATTCTGAAATAGCTATGTGGAGATTTTTCCGAAAAGAGTCTACAAATGTTTTTCGGAATTGGCCTGGACAGTTTGAAAAGAACAATCCTATGTTTCCAAATGTTTTCCAAAAACCTTCTAAGGTAAAGGAAATCTATTCGGAAAAGTCTTTGAAGATTGGTGTAAATTTTGAAATGAGAATTGGAAATGATTCGGTGAAGCTTTCAGATACTTTTGATGTAGACAATTTGAATAGGAATGATATAGGAAAGATTATTGTAGAAAATTTAGAGAAACATGGTTACAAATTTGCTCAAGGTTTGCCGGAGTTTAATTCGATCTTTCTGCAAGCTTTTTATAATAATTCTTATGAGTTTCAAACGACCTTGGTTGATAGGGTTTGATAAATAATAGAAACAGTTCTTCTATGGTTGGATTGGACTGTTTTGGGGAAGAAATTCTCAAACCATAGCAAAACAGTTCAGTCACATAGAGGAAAACTTAAAATGACAAAAAAATTGACACATGAAATATTTTTAGAAAGAGCTAATAAGATACACGACAACTTTTATAGTTATCCTGAAAATTATATTACAGCGAACACAAAAATAGGAATAATTTGCCCTAAGCATGGAATATTCCAACAAACTCCATGGTTGCATATGTTGGGTCAGGGTTGTTCTAAATGTGTTGGAAAGAATAAAACTACTAACGACTATATATCAGAGGCAAAAGAAGTTCACGGCGAAAAATATAAGTATCATTTAATAAAATATGAAAATTGTAACACCCCCGTCGAAATTATTTGCCCAGAACATGGAGTATTTAAACAACTCATAAGTAGTCATTTATTAGGATATGGTTGCGGAAAATGTGCAGGAAATAAGTTGAAGACTACAGATGAATTCAAAGCTGAAGCAAAAGAAATTAACGGCGAAAAATATGATTATAGTTTAGTTATATATAAAAATAGTCAAACTGATGTGGATATTATTTGTAGAACTCATGGAGTATTTCACCAATCACCCGCACATCATTTACAAGGAGGTGGGTGCCCAAAATGTTTAGGGAGAAATAAAACCACCGGAGAGTTTAATATACAAGCTGGAAATATACACAATTTCTTTTATACATACCCTGATGAATATGTTCGTGCAAATCAAAAGATTAGAATAATTTGTCCAGAACATGGAGATTTTTATCAGACACCTAACAAGCATTTATCTGGTGGTGGTTGCGGAAAATGCGTTGGCCTATATAAAACCACCGAAGAATTTAGAAATGAAGCAAGAAAAATACATAATAATTTTTACGAATATCCTGATGAGTATGTTTTATCAGAAACAAAGATGAGAATAATCTGTTCGGTTCATGGTGAATTTTATCAAACACCAAAAGACCATTTGCAAGGCAAGAGATGTCAAAGATGTGCTGGAGTGAACTTAAAAACTACAGACGAATTTAGAGAAGATGCGATAAATGTTCACGGCGACAAATATAAATATCATCTTGTAGATTATAAAGGTGCTCATGTTAAAGTTAAAATTTTATGCGGTGAACATGGAGAATTTGAACAAACACCGCATAGCCATTTGAGTGGTGGAGGTTGCCCTGAATGTAAAAAATCGAGGGGGGAATCAAAAATAAGAAATTTTCTTAATATTTGCAATATAACATTTACGCCACAATATAAATTTGATGATTGTCGGAATGTAAACCCTTTACCATTTGATTTTGGTATTTTGGATAATAATGGAAGTTTTCTTGGTGTTATAGAATATCAAGGAGAGCAACATTATGGTTTAGTTAATTTTAGTGGGAAACTGACTAAAGAAAAACAACAGGAAAATTTTGAAAAAACAATGTCGAATGATTTTACTAAAAAGTGTTATTGTGATTTTTATAAAAAGCCTTTGTTGTGTATTCCATATTTTGAAAAGAATTGGAAAGATGTTTTGAAAAATTTTTTGGAAAACGATTTAGGATTAGTTCTTAATAAAAAGAATAATCAGGAGTAACATTGGAAGAAGCATTAACTAAAACTTTGTATGAAAATTTGTTGATTCAATTTTTATTCAAAGATGAAGAAGTAAGAGATAGATTAGTTCCTTATTTGAATCCTCTAGTTTTTTCTAATACGATCAATAGTCATATAGTCGGACATATTCTATCCTTCATGGAAAAACATACCCACTTTCCTAGAATGAACGAACTAAAACTTTTTATTAAATCTAGTGAGGATTATGATAGACTTATAGAAATAATGAATTATGATTCTTCAGATTTTGATAAAGAGTTTATATTGAAAGAATTAGAGGAATTTTATAGAAAGAGTTTATTATTAAATCTACAAATGGATATGAAGGATAATTTTCATAAGCCATCAGAAGAACTTCAAAAATATTCAGACGATATTAGAACAGTTTTAAGTTTTACGTTTGATAATTCTATAGGTCTTTCATTATTAGATGACCGAGATTCTATATTTAGAGCTATGCATGATAAGGATACGGTCTTTTCTAGCGGAATTTCTGCATTAGACAATTTAATAGATTCCGGATTCCACGAAAAAAGTCTGAATTTATTTCTGGCATCTTCTAACATGGGAAAGAGTCTAATCAAAACTTCTTTGGCTTGCAATTTTCTAAAAAAGAATAAAAAAGTTTTATACATATCTTTAGAAATGTCAGAGCAAAAAATTATGGAAAGAGTTTTGGCTAACGTGTTTGATGAGAATATAAATGAACTTAAAAACATGTCTAAAGAAAAGTTTAATAAGAAGTTTGAATTAGTCAAATCCGTTATCAAATCTGATTTGAAAATTATACAGCTTGGGGCTAAAACAGTATCAACTAACAAAATCCGTTCTATATTAAAAGAATACGAAACGAAAAAAAGGTTTAAACCAGATGTTTTGATTGTAGATTATCTCGGATTAATGACAACCAATAACAAATCAAAAGATACTAATACATATAGCGAGTTAAAGTTGATTTCAGAAGAGTTAAGATGTTTAAGTATAGAGTATGGCTTTCCCATTATTAGTTCCGTTCAAACTACAAGAAATGCGTATAATTCAATTAACGTAGAAATCACGGATATTTCCGAATCTATAGGTATAGTAAATACTGCCGATCTTTTAATTAGCATATCACAAAACCCAGAGCTTAAAGAGGCTGGGAGATATAAATGGTCTATTCTTAAAAATAGATATGGATTAAATTCTTTCAATTTTTATGTAGGAGTAAATTATCCTAAAATGAGAATTTATGATGTAGACGAATCTCAAGATTTAAGTCAAGTAATTACTCCTAAAGATATAGTCGATCAAGCTTCCGTAGAAGTACTCAAAAATGTTAAGAACAACACTCAGCAAGCTCGCTCCAAATTGACCGGAATAGAATAACAAAAGGATTTTCAAAAATGCTCGCAGAATTTATGCCCATGTCTCTCACACCGAAAAAAGAAATTTACAAAAATATAGAAGATGATATTGTAAGAACTGTTTTAAAGAAAAGGTTTTTCGAAAGTCTTTCTCAAATGGGTCTCGATATGGAAGTCGTAATAAATGGCCGAAGAAATAAAAATGAGCAGTTTCATAGATTCAATTTGTTTGTAAAAGATATGTATGAAAGTAGAATTTTAATGCAAGATATCTTTTACTTTATGGAAGAAGATATGTTTGATACGAAGACTGTTCTCTCTTGTTTTAACGAAGAAAATCTATTTTTGCTCAGAGAAGAATTAGCAATTAAGTATTCGAAAAAGAAGAAATCTAATCTGAATTTTTTGATAGAGGAGTGATACAATGAATGACGTTGCAAATGATATAGAAAAATTTACAGAACAAATATCTAGTTATAATGACAAAAAGATTATTTCAAAAATGATAAATGATGCACAATTAACTACTTTAGAAACTATGTTGAGAAAAAGAAATCATTGTATTAAAAAATTAAAAGATTCCGAAAATGATATTAAAAATTTGCTTCCAAGTATTATTTCATTTACAATAAAAGATTTCGAAAAATTCTCTAAAATAGTTACTAATTATAAAGGAGATAGATCTGGAGACAATATTCCTTATTTTAGTTTTTATTACAATGATATGTTTCTAGGTGAATATTCTTATTATATTTTAGATACGCATGAGTATGGAGTTAGAATGGTTATAGAACACCTTTCATATGAATTTTCTGAAAAACTTTCTATAAAAAATAATTCAGGAGTTTTCGAAAAAATTGAAGATAAAATATTTACATACGAACTTGCAAAATATTTTCTAAAAATAAATGATGATTTGACAGACAACTATTTTATATTATAAGGAATAACTTTGTGAATAACTGTGATTTTGATTGTTTCTACTTATACATTAAAAAACTTAAGTTAGGAATCTCTGGTAAAAAAGTAGACTGGAGTTTTTGTAAAGGGTTTTTAGGAAAGCGTTTAGATCCTAGGATTACAAAAGCTCTTCAACCATTCTATACTAAGTATCTTTCGCACCACTTTTCCGAAAAAGATTTCCAAATATTTTTCATAGAGAATTTGATTATTTCTGAAACATTTTTAGAAAACTTTTTCAAATGGTCTTCAGATACAGTTAAGAATTATGACGTAGATACTTTGATTAAACAAGATGAAGAAACTATTCTAAAAATTTCTCAGAAAACTTGCCAGAAATCTTTAGAGACATATTTTAATATAAATACTAATGGTGAGAGTTTAGCTAAATACTTT